CCCACTTTAACATCCTCCCCCAACAATGGCCCCATCTCAGCCATCGCCATCTCATAGAAGAACTGCAGCACGATCATCTCAGCCGTTGTAATCCCAGAAGCACCAGAGTGCCACCCACCCTTCTTCTTGAACGTAACACTACGTTCCGCCACAACACGAGCCTGCGTCAACGACTCAGCATACTCCCGGATCCACGTCGCCCAAGCCAAACTCAACTTGGTTTTGTACAGTTCAAGATAAAACATTAGAACTGCAGGAACCCAATTGAGTCCCAGCGACATATCCATCCCAGTGATGTCCGGAGCCGCAACAAATGCCTTTCCGTTTTTCCTCATGGCTACCATTTGGTCATCCCCAAAATCCGCCCAGTCAAACGTCTGCAACCCAGGATCCCTTCCTTTTCCTTCAACGAAGTCCAATATTTTCTGCGCACCCCCATTCGGCCACGAAAATTTATATGCTGAATGAGATTTTGAATCCTCCCAAAACCCTCGCATATTTATCTCCATCGGGCGTACGATAGCGGCGTTCAATATCAAAGAATGCGTCGGATATACATAGTAAGGGCGGACTTTCTTTGCATAGTCAACCACTTGTAACATCTCATACTTATTCTTCATACGCAGCACAAAGAGCTCCGGATTTAACTCCTTAAACTTTCGAAACTCCTTCTCTCCTTTACCCGCTGCACTCAGCACCTCAGCTGCCGTGCGATACGAGACATTCAACGTCTCGTCTGACCGTACAACCCCCGCGGGGAAAGGCGCCCCCGCATCAGAACCCAATGGAATCTTCACCCAATCCATGCCACCCATTGGAGTCTTCGTCAAATCCGGCATAGACGAGCGCGAAATACCCATACCCACAATCACCTTCTCCACATGCTTTGTGAGGTCACCCAACGGTATCTTCGGCTTCGGTCTATTCAGCAAAGCCAATCGCTTAACCAAACCCTCCTTAGTACCACTCGTCATCACGTGCGCACACGCCAGATCCAACAACTCGTTAACCCGCGTTAACTCTAACTCACGCGCAATTGGATCCGTCAGCTCTTTCCAAGGAAACAACCCCTGAATCGTCATGAAAGGAAATACATCCGGTCTCACCTTCATGAAATCCAAGCGGTTCGTCACCACTGTTTGCTTAATCGAGAGCCCATACTCCTTCATACGCCTCATGTTATTCGGCACCGGACGATCCGGCACTAACACCTGGCTCTGCAAACGAGCAATCCATTCCTCAGGTGGCCACTCCTTCGTGGCCACCACCTCCAACTCCGATTGAAACGTTCTCACCTCAGGGGCGTTCTCTCCCCAGCGAAACACTGGTTTCAACACATCCTTCTCCACCACACCACCCGTCGTGGCCTTCACATCCACGGCTGCTCTCTTTGCCAACTCTGAAAGAGACACCGTCTTCTTCGGCTTACTTGTAGGATTACTTGCGTCAGTCATACCAACAACTAAATGCCGTTGCTCCACTGCAAATACTCGAACATACCCTCAATGGATAGATATGTCCAGGGCCACATGGCCGTCCGTCGTGACGCTCCAACCGACCCCCGCAGGGGTCCACCGGCCAGGGCTTGGTAATTGCCCATACCGGATCCGCTCACCTCAAAGGGTTTTTACGGAACCACCTAAAGTTACCTTTCAACCTCAGTATTTCTATACCGGCGCCTACCCCGGTCTCTCCTGCAGACTTACATCCATCACTCATACTCCTTGACTACCGAAAATCACATACTAACTCGGTATTCCAGCCACAAACCCACACAAGAAGTGCTCCCAGCGATCACACCCGCAGCACCCACCAGTGTGGTCAGTCATCGTGTCGACCACACCACCAAGAGCCCGATGGCTTTCACGCACCAGCAAACTCAAGTGTTTTTGTGCAACATGATACCCTGTCGGCGTTGTCAAGCCGTTTGCATGGTTGTCTGATTCTCACCAAATCAACCACTCATCCAGGGACCTCCTCACTTATCCTTTCTTCTTCGGTGTGGCTACTGCTACATAATCCTCACGCACAACAGTCTTAGCACAATCCAAACACAACCACCGTTTCTTCACCGAACCAGCTGTAGGGTTCTTATTACACAACCCACACAACTGAGTGGGAATAGTACGACCTTTCTCCATCTTATCCCAGATCACCACTAACCCACCATCCGCGGGCATACTCATCGAACCCGACATCGCTGTCGTCCCTGAGTATAACCCTGCTCCGGCCACAGTACCTGCCTCTGTGCCGGTCAACGAAATGCTACCCGCAAAACCACCAACTATCTGCGCAGCATTATTGGTATTCACCTTCAACTGATTCATACCAGGCGTTGCATCCGAAACCGACCCGATAAGCGCACTCGCCGCATAATACTTCGGGTTCCCACCTTTCCCATCATCACCGTGGTCCGTTGCCGTACTCGCACCATACGAATTCGTCTTCGTATCGTAATACGCGGGCATCTGCAAAAGTGCCGCACGCTTATGATCGGGGTTTGACTGACCGTCCTCGGCCCCCATCAAAGGCAGCACTTTATCCGAGCCGCTATTATACGGTGTCCCATACGCATGCATCGCAACCCCCAATGCAGGGAGCCCATTACTCGACAATATCGTCGAAATAGGGTTGTCACTCCCGTCCACCAACTGCGCCATCACGGTCCCCGTGGACCCACTAATGGACACAGGTATCGCCGCCCCAGCGGAGATAGGCACCGTAATCGATGCCTTCACATCCACTGGCAAGTTCGCCGTGGCTTTCACCTCAAAACCCCCAGCAGGGACTGTAATGCCCAAACCACCATTCACCACATTCAGTCCAACAGCTCCAGCGCCTGACAACCGGACGCCGGGGTCTGTTGTGCCCTTATCCGACGCCAGGATAGACACAAAACTCGCATAATTCGGCGGATCAACCTTCGGCAGCGCATACGCGTCCAAATGCCGCAAGGCCATCTCACCACCCCGTAATATGCGGGCGAGCAACTCCTTCCGCTCTTCCTTCGTCATCCCTTCCGACTGCCGTTTCACCATCGCCTTAATTACGTCACTAACCGCAGCCGCCACCTCTTTCGGGTGTACCGACAGTGTGAACCCGTAATCAGGTAAACGGTCCATCAATCGCAACCGAAACTCTAAAATACAATCACCATACGTCGCCGCCACTTTCGCTTCATCGCGGCTGAAATAACCTGCGAACACTCCTTGAATCGACTGCCTCTTCGCTGCGTTAGAGGTCGTATCCGCCTCTGTCACATACCGGGTCAACTGCCCGCGTAACTTACGCGGGTTCAGCACCACCGGTGTCGTGACCTTTCGTGTAAACGACACGAAATCCACAGCATTCTGAAGGGTCTTATAATCAACCGTCGATACCGTTCCAGCAACGGGATCAGACAAATAACCGATCGCGACTGACGTATTGTCAGTCGACGGCGCGGTCATCATCGCCACCAACTTCGCCTCTTCGAAAATGTAACCCGCATAATTGCGTGCATCTGTTGCCATCTGCCCTCCAATTAAATCCGGGGATAAATAGATTAGACCTGTGTCAGAGTCCGTCGATTCCTCGACGAACGCCGTGGCAGTACCCGCAGCACCTTTAGTGCCGAAATACGCCAACCGTTGCTGGCCTGTGACCACCAAGTCTCCATTAGCCAAAACCTCCCGTTTATAGCTTGTACGGAACACGTTCGACGACGCCGCCGGCATCGTAACCTTCGCATAAGGTTTAACGACTTGGCCTCTCGGGCCAGCTCGTGGCGCGCCACGCACAGGACCACGGCCAAACGCCGTGCCTGTGTTACGTGACCGCAAAATCCCTTTCTTCTCCTGATCCGACATGCGTGCCCATGCTGCATTCGAAACTCGTCCAACCATTTTCAGTGTTAATTCATTACTGCACCACCAACACTGGCGCATGTGTGCGTGTGCACTGCCTCTCGACCCCACACGACTTTCTACGGAAGACG